AAGTTTCAGTATTACGAAAAAGAACACTTGACAAATACCCAAGGTTCGTGGTATTATAGGGACAGAAAACTAAACGTATTTGCAGCAGTTGACTTTGCGTACAGTTTAAGAAGGAAGGCTGACTTCACTGCAATAGTCGTTATCGGGGTAGATTACCAGAATAACGTATACGTTCTAGATATCGACAGATTTAAGACTGATAAGATTTCTGAATACTTCCAGCATATTTTAGAACTCCTTAACAGATGGGACTTTAAAAAGCTTAGAGCGGAAGTTACAGCAGCACAGGCTGCAATTGTTCAGGAGTTGAAAGAGAGTTACATTAAGCCCCACGGGTTGATGCTGAAGATCGAAGAGCATAAACCGACAAGACACTCTGGTTCAAAGGAAGAGAGAATGTCTGCTATCCTCGAACCAAGGTACGACAATATGGCTATCTACCATTATAAAGGTGGTAACTGCCAGCTTCTTGAGGAGGAACTTGTAAGTCGTAATCCACCTCACGACGATATTAAAGATGCTTTAGCTTCCTGTATTGAGACAGCAGTTAAGCCATCTTCAAACTATATGAATAGAAAAGTTTCTAATAACGTAATTTACTCTGAAAGATTTGGTGGAGTGTCTCATTAATGGCTGGTAACACCCTCGATATGAAACTTATTATCAGCCCTGATAATATTGCTACGGCAATTGCTGATAAGTGGCGTCTCTGGAATCAACAGAGAGTTGGTAAACTTGAAGAGTGGAAGGAACTCCGTAACTATCTCTTCGCTACAGATACAAGATCAACGAGTAATAGTAAGCTTCCTTGGAAGAATAGTACGACTGTTCCGAAGCTAACTCAGATTAGAGACAATCTCCACGCTAATTACATGGCTGCTTTGTTTCCACAGAATAAGTGGATGAAGTGGATGGCTGACGATAAGTCTAGCAATAATAAGACGAAGCGTGAGACTATCCAAGCTTATATGGAAAATAAAGTTCAGCAGTCTGACTTCGAAATTACGATGTCAAAGCTTATTCTCGATTACATCGACTACGGTAACTGCTTTGCTACTGTCGATTATGAGACAAACTACACTGAACTTGAAAATGGTGAGTTTATTCCCAGTTACATCGGTCCAAAGGTAGTTAGAATCTCTCCATACGACATCGTATTCAACCCTGTTGCTTCTGATTTCAAGAAGACACCGAAGATTATCCGCTCGATTATGACAATGGGCGAAGCAAAGCGGATGGTTGATGAAGATCCTAATAAAGAATATATGAATAAGATCTTCGACAAGATGGTGGGTAATAGAAACGCCATCCAAGGGTATTCAGATTCCGATTTGCATAAGAATGATGGCTTCGTTGTTGATGGTTTCGGCAGTATCCGAGAGTATTACAACTCTAATTATGTAGAAATTCTGACATTTTATGGAGACATCTACGATCAAATCACTAATACACTACTTAAAAACAGAATTATCAAGGTTGTCGATAGATCTTACATCCTTAATGATATTCCTAACCCTTCTTGGTTGGGTACATCCCCGATTTTCCACGTTGGTTGGAGAGAAAGACCTGATAACCTTTATGCTATGGGTCCACTTGATAACCTCGTCGGTCTTCAGTACCGAATGGACCACCTCGAAAACCTGAAAGCTGACGTTTTCGACCAGATTGCCTTCCCTATCCTGAAGATTAAGGGTGATGTTGAAGACTTTGACTTCCAACCGGGAGCTAGGATTTACATCGGTGATGAAGGTGATGTTGGTTATCTTGTTCCAGATGCTACTGCACTGAGTGCTGACAACCAGATTGCTATCATTGAGAATAGAATGGAGCAAATGGCTGGTGCTCCAAGAGAAGCAATGGGTATTAGAACTCCCGGTGAAAAGACAGCATTCGAAATCAGTTCATTGCAGAACGCTGCTGGTAGAATCTTCCAGAATAAAACGCAGCACTTCGAGCGTATCTTCGTAGAGCCTATTCTTAACGCTATGCTTGAGGCTGGTAGACGGAATATGGATGCTTCTGACATTATCCGTATCTTCGATGATGCTCTCGGCATTACAGTCTTCGAGACGATTACGAAGGAAGATATTACAGCGAAGGGTAAGATCATTCCGATGGGTGCTAGACACTTTGCTGAAAGAGCGCAGAGAGTTCAGAACCTCCAGCAACTCTGGCAGTTGAAAGCTGCTGATCCTTCTGTCGCTGCTCATATGAGTGGTAAGGAATTTGCTAGGATTATGGCAGAAGAACTCGGAGAGAAGGCTCTCTTCGGTGAGAATATCTCAGTGTACGAAACTTACGAAACCCAGAAGGTTGCACAGGAAGTTCAGTTGATGGCTGATGAAGAGAATGCAATCGCTATGGAAGAAGGAATTTAATGAAGACAATTTGGTTTATGGACCTTCCTAAAGACGAACAGGAAGGTTTTAAAAAGGAAGTTAAGTCTGCAAAGAACGTACTTGATAAACTAGAAGATATCGTAAGAAGCAGACTGAAAGATATTGTAGTTACTGAAGACTACGATAGTCCTAGCTGGGCTTTTAAGCAAGCAGACCGTAACGGTTACAATAGGGCTTTAATGGAAATTATTAATATTCTCAACCTAGACCATGAGGTAAATAAGTAAATGACAGATATTTTTTCTTCCGCGACAACGGAACAGACGGCAACTGAAGGACAGCAGAATCAGACAAACGACTCTTATGTTACCCAGTTGGTAGGAGAAGGCAAGAAGTTTAAGGATGTTGAATCTCTTGCAAAGGGTAAACTTGAAGCTGATCGGCATATTGGTGAAATCACTAAGACGCTTGATGAACTTCGGGCTGAACTCGCAAAGCAGGATTATGCAAAGTCACTCCTTGAACAGATGAACAAGGGTTCTGAAGCTGGTGCAGAACAGCCCTCTCCGGTAACAACCAGTCCCTCTAATACTGAGAATACCACTCAGAGCGCGAGTGACATCGAATCCCTTGTAGAAAAAGTTATCACTCAGAAAGAAAGAACTCGAACTGTTTCCCAGAACATCGCCGCTGTTGGCGAAGAGATGGAAAGACAGTTTGGAGATAAAGCTGGTCAGATTCTTAAAACCAAGAGTACAGAGCTTGGAATGTCTCTCGATAGACTAAAGGAAATCGCAGCAGAGTCTCCGACAGCTTTCTTTCAGTTGATTGGAGTTTCTGCTCAAAAGAAGGTAACACCCGTGACAGCACCTCAGTCTACAATTCGCAGTGAAAACTTTAATCCTAATTCTCAGGACCGTGACTTTGATTATTATCAGAAGATGCGTAGAGAGAATAGGAGCATGTACTACTCCCCAAAGGTCCAGAACATGATGCTTCAGGACCGGGAAAGACTTGGGAGTAAATTCTACAAAACTTAACATTAATAAAGGAGATCAGATATGTCGGGTATGACAACTGGTAATGTATCTCTCCTCACTCGCTCGGAAGTTTGGTCGCGTGAGCTGAAGGAGATTCTTCGTGATGAGCTTATGGCTCAGACATACGTTCGCTGGCTTCAGGAGTTTCCTGACGGCGATACGTTTAAGATCCCGTCCATCGGTCAGGCGTATGTCGATGACTACTCTGAAGATGAGTCGGTAAAGTATCGTCCTCTGGACACTGGACAGTTCACCTTCCAGATCACTGAGTACCTCTCTTCGGGTACTTACGTGACGAAGAAGGCTGAACAGGATATGTTCTATATGAACGAGCTTGTCTCGCGGTTTGTTCCCGAGCAGGAGCGTGCTATTATGGAGCATGTCGAGGAGGCCATCCTTGGTCTTCAGTCTGGTCAGACGGCTGGCAATGCCAACATCATTAACGGTATCGCTCACCGTTATGCTGGCTCTGGTTCTGCTTCGGGTACAATGGTTGCCAACGGTATTACGCTGGCCGACTTTGCCCGTGCTAACCTTGCCCTGAACAAGGCCAATGTGTCAGCTAACAACCGTGTCGCTATCGTCGATCCGTCTGCTGCTTACCTCATTGAGACTCTCTCGAACATCTCGAACGTTTCTAACAACCCGATGTTTGAAGGTATTGTGTCTTCGGGTATCGCTACTGGTATGCGCTTCGTCCGTAACATTTACGGCTTCGATGTCTATACCTCGCAGCGTGTTGCTACGATTGGTACAGAGTCTGTAAAGATTGGTGATCAGAGCGGTTCTGCGATTAGCTGCGCTGGGTTTAAGGCCAACCTGTTCTTCTCTGCTGATGCTTCGGTTGTTCCGTTCATCGGTGCTTGGAGACAGATGCCGGAAGTCGATACTGAGTACAACAAGGACTTCCAGCGTACAGAGTTTGTGACAACTGCTCGTTATGGTGTCAAGCTGTATCGTCCTGAAAACCTTGTCGTTGTTCTTTCGAACTCGGCTGTTTAATAGAGGAGGATAGAATATGGCTGATTGGACAAACTCGGACGGTCTTGAAGTCCGTTTCGTTAACCCGGAGGCTGGCCCGACTGGTGCTGGTCTTGAGGCTTGCGGCCCGCTGAAGAGCATTGCCGTTGACTTTGACTTTGCGACAGCTATCACTGCTGCTGCTGATGGTCACGAAGCCTTTATCCCGGCTGGCTCGTACATTGTCAATGCCTACCTTATCGTTACGACTGCTGCTACCTCTGCGGGTACAGCTACTTTGACGATTGGTCTGGCTCAGAAGGATGGTACGGTAATTGATGCTGACGGTATTGATGCTACAATCGCTCTTGCTGCTCTTGGCGCTGCCAAGGTGGTTCGTTGCGATGGTGCTCTTTCTGCTGGTACAGCCTCGGTTGGCTCGGCTAACGCTTACGTCTATACGACACCGACAACTGCTGGCGATGCCTTTACGGCTGGCCGTGGTAAGCTGGTGATCCAGTATATCGAAGTGTAATAACTCTGGTCTTGGGGGAGTCCTTCGGGATTCCCCCTTGACAATCTAAAAAGAAGCGATATAATAATACTATTAGTCCACACGGTTGATATAGGATAGATTAATGCCAAATGTTCAACACTCAAGTCTGACAGATCCCAATCTCCATGAACCAAAGGGGATTGCTGCTGCATCTGCTAACCAGTTGTATCTTTCTAATGGTAGTGGTTCGGGTACGTGGACTAACGCTAATAGGTTTCCCGGTACAGGTTGGGCTAAATATACAAATACGACATACGTAGGGACTACAGCCCTAGCAGTTAGTACTACTGAAGTACTTCTTCCATTTACAACTGATGATACAGTTACCCAGCTTCCAATTACTCTTACTGGTACAACTTCCAGTTTGCTAAATCTAGCTTCTGAAACACTCCAGTTTGTTGCTACTGGTGATCTTCACGCTATTACGACAACCTTTAAAGTTTATTCTGTCTCAGGTTCTCCTACATACATGAACCTTATTTTGTACGGTTCATCTGATGGTACAACTTATAATACACTGCTTGGAGATAAGACAGTACCCCTAACTAAGGGTGCTGGTCAGATTGTTGTAGAAGCTGCACTCTTCCCAGTTACTTCCAATATGGTATCTCATGGTGCTAGAATTTATGTAGTAACTAATACAGGTACAGCAAATCTCATTGACATCGGTATTATTTCAGCCCGTGTCCATAAGGCTAGATAAGAATGGCTACAATTAAAATGACATTGTTGGAGATCGTTCAGGATGTCCTGAATGATATGGACTCTGACGAAGTAAACGGAATTGCCGATACAGTAGAAGCAACCCAAATAGCTAATATCTGTAGGAGTGTTTATTATGATGTAATTACAACTGTCGATCTCCCTGAACATACAGAGTTGATGACAGTATCCGGTCTGTCTAACTCTGCTCGTCCTAACTTTATGGATGCTAATAGCGTCACTGAAATTAAGGAGTTGAGATATAATGTATCTGAGACATCTGGACAACTTGATTATAAACTCATCGATTATCTTTCACCGGATGAATTTATTCAGAGAATTGTTAAGAGGGATACCTCTTCATCCAACGTAATTATTGTTACAGATCCTACATCGGATATCTCACTTCCCATCGAAAATGACAAAATGCCAGACTTTTATACATCATTCGATGATAGGTATCTGTGCTTCGACAGTTATAAAAGTACTGTAGATACTACGCTACAGACAAGTAAGACTATGGTATTAGGGATTAAGATCCCAACATTTACTCTGACGGACTCTGCTGTCCCAGATATGGATGATACGATCTTTCCCTATTACCTTGCTGAAGTTAAGTCCCGTAGCCTTTCCCTTCTGAAGGGTGGGCCGGATATTAAAGTAGAGCAGTTTGCGAGGAAACATAGATACTTCCAGAGGAACAATCGCTGGAAGACAGGAGAACAAAGGATACTTAATGACTATGGTAGAAGACGATAGAGACCTCATCGTAGCCGAAGAAAATAAAGAGGGGACATTGATGACCATTACATCCCCAAAAAGAAAGTCAGTGTATACCATTTATAAGTCGAATGACGGCTATAGTATGTTCAAGATCAAGTCCGATAATGGTGATGTACCAAGCCATCTATCCGGTGATTATACGAATAGAAAGACTGCACTAAAAGATCTTACCTACTGGTTGACCCAAACATCAGAGAGTAAAGAAGCTAAGTGGGATAGAATGTTCGGAGAGGAAAAAGCTCCTCCTCTGAAAGTGAAGGATAAAAAGGTTGGCGCAACAGTATAGTCAGAAGGCTGTAAATACTTTCATTAAGGGGCTTTTCACTGAAGCCTCTGTTATGACGTATCCAGAGGGTACTTCATCTGACGAACTGAACTTTGACTTGCTTATTGACGGTAGCAGACGGAGAAGGAGAGGTCTTCACTACGAGGATAACTTCCAGAACAGTACCTTCTCTGTCGCTTCCGGTGATCTCATCCATGCTGAAACTTGGTCTAACGTCTCTGGTATTGGTGGTACAGAGTTCCTCGTTGTCCAGCATAACAATATGGTTTACTTTTATGACAAGTCCCTTGATACAGTTTCAGCGGGACAGAAGTCATTTAGTATCAATCTGAATAACTACTCTGCTAGTAACAGCTACTCTGTTTCATCATCTTACATTAATACAGCTTCTGTTACTGGCTATCTTATCATCGTCTCTCCTGCTATCAATCCAATCCGGGTAGAGTATATTCCAGCTAGTGATAATATAACTGTCTCTACTATTAAAGTAGAAATTAGAGACTTTGAATACCTTGGTATGTCTGCAAATATTACGACTATTGCAAGGTCGAGTAATACAGTAACTATTACTACTTCTACTCCACACTATTTCAACGCTGGTAATACAGTAACTATCGATGCTTCGTTGTACGAGTATAACGGTACATATACAATTGCAAGTGCTCCGACGAGTACGACATTTACTTATACACTTTCTGGTAGTAATCTAACTAGTACTGCTGCAACTGGTACGGCTACTAGACCGATTGAACCTGAGACTGCTCCGACAGCGGTTACTAATAACTACCTGTACGACTTATTCAATCAAGGTTGGTATTCCGATAATAACGGTCAATCTGGTAATGCTTTCGACTATTGGGACAATACTCAGTCTGACTTTCCTCCGAGAAATAAACCTTGGTGGGTAGGTAAGAATACGAGCAATGCACAGGATGTAGCCGAGTATAGAAAGATTGAGTACGGTAACACCCTTGCTCCTAACGGACATTACATTCTGGAGTTCTTCAGCCAGAATAGATCTACTGCTTCTGGTATCGCCAGTTTGACTACCGTTGTAGAATCAGCACGGTACAACTCTGTTACTTCTTATGCTGGTAGAGTTTGGTATGCTGGTCTGGACTCTGCAAAGAATGGTGGTAAGATCTTTTACTCGAAGACTATTGAGGATAAGTCAGACTTCGGTAAGTGCTATCAGAAAGCAGACCCTACCTCTGAAGATACCCCAGGTTTGGTGGACTCAGATGGCGGGTATATTATTATTCCAGATGCTTCTAACATTCTAGCGTTGTTTCCAACAGGTTCTACTCTATATGTTATGGCTTCGAATGGTATCTGGGTTATCGGTGGTGTCGATCAGGTCTTTAAAGCTACCGAGTATTACGTTAGCAAGATCTCTAACTTCGGTATTAGCAGTAAGAGAACGCTGATTAACGTATCAGATTTCCCTGTATTCTGGGATACATCCGGTATTTACACTATCCAAGTAGACCAAGCATCAAAGCCCGTTGTTTCTTCTCTTTCAGATAGTATTAAAACATTTTATGATAACATTTCGACTGATAAGAAGAAGGAAGCCACTGCTGTCTTTGATAGGCTGAAGAAGAGAATCATTTGGATGTACTCTTCTAACTCTGAGACAGTGGCCAATAAGAAGACGAAGATACTTATTTACGATCTTACTCTTGAAGCTTTCTTCCCTTGGGAAATTGCTAACGCTACTGGTACAAGTCCATACCTCTTCTGTGGGTTCTATCTCTCTGGTCTTGGATCAGGAGATGTAGACTATAACATCCTTGCTGGAGCGGATCAGGTTATCGATAGCAGTTCAAATACCGTTATCGAGACTATTAACTCTACTTCGTCTTCGAATACAGATACGAAGTTCCTCGTTAGGACAGAAGATGGGTAT